AGCAATATTTTCTGTGGTGCGCCTTGTAATCAGTAAATGATTTTCCGCAGACAAGACAAACGGATGTTATTACCGCTTTGTGCTGCATCAATTCCGAATGCGTCCGCCAATACTGCTGCTGACAGAAAACAGAGCAGAATTTTTTCTGACGGTGTCCCGGCGTATTGATTAACACTGCACCGCATTGCTTGCAGTGCGGTGATGAGATATTTTCCTGCATTCGGATGTTTTTTCTTCTGCAAAACGATTTCACGGAGTTGACCGAAAGGTGCAGTTTCTCTGCAATTTCTGCAAATACAATTCCGTTTGACCGCATGATCTGAATTTGCTGTTTCTGGATTTCCGTCAAGGCATTCCTCCAATTCTGAATCTATGTCGCTGTAAAAAATGAGCAGTATTTTACTCCTGCGTTATGTGTTTTTTATTCCGCGGATGGTTAACATCGGCGTTTTTTCGTTGTAAAATAAAAGAGCTTAGCCTGAATCCGTGAAGTCCCCCTTTATTATCGGGCAACAAAAAAGAGAACAATTCTTGCAGCTAAAAAAGGCTGCATAAATGTTCTCCAGCGGTCAGATATTCAGTTTTAATCCTGTACAGGGCGCAGAAACCTCAGCCCTTATTGGGGCTGTTTCAAAAAATGGATTATGCTGAGACTAAGTGCCAGCTATTGCGTTCAAAACATCAAGAAAGTTGTGTCTCCACGCATTGCTTCGTCCAAGTGACATGATGACTCGTCCGGCGTGTTTTGTCAAATGACCAGCTATTCGTATGAGGTTATCAATGACAGTACGAATTCTGCGTCGTTTTACAGGATGCTTCGTCTTAGGTGCGCTGCCTGTTCTGACAGAGTAATAACCAAGGATTCGGAGGATATTGAATGCAAGAATGGTCAGGTCGAGTACGAGAGAGTTTGTTTTGAATTTTCCAGAAGGAAGACGTTCTACATCCATGTCGGTTTTAATCTCGCTATGGTACTGCTCACACTCGCCGTGTGCGTGATAGGACGCAATAATCTCTGCATCAGACCATCCGAGATTTGTCCACCACATATTCAGCTCGATCTCCGGCATAAGCAGAACCTGTCCGTATTTGTCTATGGTGCGCTCGGTCATCTCATAGACGATTCGCACTTGGATTGTTTTCTGCTCTTTCTTACCGTTCTGATCTACGGTATAGGTTACATTCTTCCACGTCGTACCGATATACACGGTTTTTCCTTCACGGGGAGTCTTCGACTCTTTGCACCATTCTTTGATGTTTTTTTCCCATTCTTCCTTGGATTCGGTACGAGGATTTCTCTTGGCGATGAACCATGAACCGTCCTCAAGCAGAATACCGTAGTTGTCAGCAGAATCATTACCCGAATCAAGGCGCACAAGCAGCGGCTTATCGGTCATCTTATGCCCGGAATGAAGCAATTCACACAGGAATTCGGGCGTGTGCTTCTGACTGTGCTGTTTGCCTTCCCGCAATTCTGCGTCCAACAGAAAGCCCTCTGTACCGATATATGCAAAGATAGGAGCGTATCCATCATAACCTGCGTAGGTGCGTGAAACATTCTCCTTGCAGGTATTGGAATTATCCATACACGAAACATCAGCATCAATCGGAACGAAGCCATGTTCTTCGGGAGAAGGCTGAATGCCCATTTCCTCAAACATTGTTGCACATGCATCCAGAACGGGGGTATGAACAGACGCGTTCTCTGCGAGATAATCCATACGCTGACGAGCAGTTTCGGGCGAAGGAATACCTTTCTTCAACCCCAGGCTCAGCTTGTAGAACTCACGGTCTGCTTCGAGTTCCCGATACGCGTCAAAACAGGTCTTCGCCTGACAGAGCAGACCGATATAGCACAGCAGAATATCCCCTGTGGGAATCTGTGGCTGAGAACGTTTCTTCTCCATCGGCAGCCTGTTGATGATTCTGATGAAGTTGCTGGTGGCAAGTAGCTGTCCTACAAGAGAAATACCTGTCGGTGTAATCAGTTTTTCGTCTGACAAGCGGAAATGGATCTTCATAAAAAACACTCCCTTCTATGGCTTTATTGTACCATATCCGGGAGATAAATTCTACCACATTTCGATGAATTTTCGGGCTTATTTTTTTCTAACCCAATGGGTGAAAAGACCGCAGGCATTAAAGAGCCCGAATCCGTGCGGTTTTTCGTTCATTTCAAGCAATTAACCTCACGGATTCAGGTTAGATATAGAAATGCGCCATATAGGCGCAAATTCACACAATCATAGGCATCACCACCTTCCTGCAATGAGCATTATTTCATCAGCCGTTAGATGCAGTACCCTTCATCTTCATAATCTGCACCGCTTCCGGCAGAACCAGCTTTCCGTCCACACGTTCCTTGCAGACAAATGCAACCTGACCGACACCTGCATACAGCTCGTGCAGTGCCGCAAAGGAACGCACGCCGCGGTCACCGATGTTGTAATAGCTCATATCACCGAATGCCATGACAGGCTTGCCAGCCGCAACCGCAGGAACATAAGCGGATGTGTACACGGGGTAACCAAGCAGACGGTCAGGTTCACCGGCGGTCAGCGCAGGCTGCCAAAGATACTGCCCGTTATCATCCTTCAGCTTGCGGATTGCGGCGAGGGTGGAATCGGCGGTCAGAAACGCAGCGTTCGTGCGGTACGGACGCTTCAGCTTGTAAATCAGGTCAATGATTTCATCGGCTGTGATTGCATTGCCAGCCGTTGTGATGCCGATTTCACCGCTTGTCAGAATCCCGGTCGGCTTGCTGACACCGTCACCGATGATCATTGCTTCCTCCTCGCTGTTTGCAAGCGCACGGGAAAATGCATTGATGAGCCAGCCTTCCAGATCGTAAGCGTTATCCGCGAGAAGCTCCTCGGACACTTTCACAGCGACAGACAGCTTGTACGCATCCAGAATAATCTGGCTGAACTGCGGATCAGAGAACACAAGCTCGCCGCATTCTTCGATCCAAGATGCAGCAGGCTTGGAAGCGGCAACATTGATCTTGCGCTCGCCGGAGGTCTGAATAACCGTGCCGAGGCTGCGCATCACATTTTCCTCCTCCAGCTTTTCAATCAGACGGCTGTCATATTCATCCGGCACAAGATAGCCGCCGGAGGTGTCCGTACCGACAGTCAGCACATTGCTGATCTGACGGAAATTCGTGCGCAGAGCCGTCAGGAAGCTGCGCTTGTATTCATCGGAGGAGCGTCCGGTCTTGGCATCCGTACAGAAGCCGGGTACGTTCGTCAGCGGCGAACCGACCGGACGGGAAAGCTCCGCTTCCAGCGCGGCACTGCGCTCCATACGCTCGATTTCCTTGCCGAGGTTCACGATCTCAGCCTCCATGCGGTCATAGGCTGCGCCGTCCTCAGCGGACAGTGTGCCGTTTTCGGTGCGGTGGGAATCCAGAAACGCCTTAGCCTGTTCCCATGCGCGGTTACGGTTCTCACGAAGTTCGTTGATAGTGAAGTTTTTCATATTGTTCTCCATTTCTGCCCGAAGTGTGTCGGGCGCACAAGTCGGCACTGCAAATTAAATGAATTTTTGCAGCGCATGAAAATAGCCCTCCGGAATCGGAGAGCCTGCGGATTTATAAAGAACAGCGTCATAACGCGCTGAACTTTAACAGTGGTGATAAAGAGTACATTATTTCAGCTTTGCAAGACGGTCATACAGTGGCTGAACGGGGATAACACCGCGCATCATCTGATTCACCAATGCTGCATCTGCATTCCGCTGCGAGAATAAAACAGGTGATGGATTTGCATTCACAGTCTGCATTTCCCGTTCCAGAATGCCGTCCGCAAAGCCCAGTTCAACAGCTTTGTTTGCATCCATCCACGTTTCCGCATCCATCATTTTTGAAAGCTCTTTCCGGCTCAGTCCGGTTTTTCTCTCATAGGCATTGATGATGCTGTCTTTCACTGCACCAAGCATTTCGATTGCCTTTTCCATGTCGGTATGATCGCCCATTGCAACAGTCGCGGGATTGTGGATCATCATAGTCGAAACCGGACTCATCAGCACTTTTGTGCCTGCCATAGCAATCACAGATGCAGCCGATGCCGCAATGCCGTCAATCTTGACAGTGACATCATGCGGAAACTCCATCAGCATATTATAAATCTGTGCAGCAGCCACGCAGTCACCGCCCGGCGAGTTGATATACACCGTAATCGGAGAATTGCATTTTTCCAGTTCTGCCCTGAACAGCGCAGGCGTGATCTCGTCCTCAAACCAGCTTTCTTCGGCAATTGTCCCGTTCAGATGAAGAATGTTTTCATCCGCATTCCGCGACCAGTTCCAGAAGTGTTTTTTATTCATTCGCATTCTCCTTTCCGGCATACGCAGCACCGACCATATCCAGCGGCATCATTGCGCCCTGCACCATGAAAATATCCCCGTCCGGAATGACATCCATATTCTCCAGACGGCGCACATCGTTCGGACACAAAAAGCCGTTGTTGATGCCGACAGCATAGGCTTCGTAGCGTTCTTTGTGAGAGCCGCGCAGAAGCCCGTCCACGTTGAAGCGAATCTCATATTGTTTTTTGTCCTCGCGGCTGAGAAGTGCTTTCGACATCGACTGTTCCCAGCGCACGATCCACGGCATCAGGCTGTACATGACAAAGTCAATACTCATCTGCTCGATATTGTTGAATGTCGCCCGTTCCAGATTCTGTACCAGATGCGGCGGCACACGGAAGATACGGCATATTTCCTCAACCGTGAATTTTCTGGTTTCGAGAAGCTGCGAATCCTGCGGAGTAATTGACACAGGTGTGAACGTCATGCCCTCCTCCAGAATTGCTACTTTCCCGGCATTTCCTGTGCCGCCGTATGCGGCATTCCAAGAATCGCGCAGACGCTCCGGATTTTTGATTAGCCCCGGATGCTGCAGCACACCGGAAGGTGCTGCGCCGTTTGCAAAGAATCGGCTGGAATACGTTTCTGCAGCGATACCTGCACCGACTGCATTCCGGCAGGCGGCAATCGGGCTGAAGCCTACCAAGCCGTCATAGCTCAGTCCCGGAATGTGCAGAACATCCTGCGGCGTGAGAATGACCTGATTGTTTTTCATTGTCGGCGGTTCCGCATCGAACCTTGTGTAGCGGTAAAACAGTCTGCCGCCGTCATCGCGCTCCACGTTCATTCTGTTCGGCATCAGCGGATACAGACCAAGCACATCGCCCTTGCCGTTCCGCAGAATCTGCGCGTAGGCATTGCCAAACAACAGCAGATGCGTCATCAGCGTTTCACGGAACACATAGCTTGTCATCTCCGGATTCGGCTCATCATGCAGCAGAAAAAACAGCGGATGCTCCTCCGCCTTCTCACGGCTGCTGCCGTTCCTGTGATACAGATGCAGCGGCAGGCTTGCGAGGGATTCCGCCAGCACACGCACACAGGCATAGACGGCGGTCATCTGCATCGCACTGCGCTCATTGACATTCGTACCGGAAGAGGACTGCCCGAAGAAAAATCGGTATCCCGATCCTGCCATGCGATCGCTGCTTCTGCGTTTGAAAATGCTTTTCAATAGCTTCATTTTCTCATCTCCTTCGGCTGAAATTTTGCATTGTACCTGTTTCAATCTATCACTGGTATCACCCCCATGATTTTCAGATAAACAGCAGGCCTCTGCTCTCATAAACAGATTCCCCGGCAGAAATTTCATTCCGTACAGCCCTGTCCAGAGCCATGACCAGCGCGACAGCAAGGTCTACTTTTTCGGTCGCTTTTGCTTTGGAAATTTTGATATTGCCTGCCGGATCGGTCTGAATGACGATATTGTCCATGCACCACCGCAGAACGGAATGTCCGCCGTGTGCAAGTTTTTGTTCGAGTGTCATTTTCATCAGTTCTTTGGTCGGCGGACTCATACTTGCAAAGCCCTGACGGAAGCTCACAACGGTCATACCCTCATGCATCAGGCGGTTCACAAGCATCTGACTGTTCCACGGGTCAAATGCAAGTTCTTTGATCTGATACATTTCCGATAATTCCAGTATCTTCTGCTCAATTGCTTCATAGTCCACCACATTGCCCTCGGTGCTGAGAATATACCCCTGTTTCTGCCAGAGTGAGTAATTTACATGGTCTTTCCTGCTGCGGATTTCAATGGTTTCCTCCGGCACCCATGCAAACGGGAGAATGCTGTATTTTTCATCATCACCGTAAGGCGGGAACACCAGAACAAGAGCCGTCAAATCCTGCGTTGAGGATAAATCCAGCCCAGCATAACACGGTCTACCTCTCAGCTTTTCAGCATCAATTGGAAATGCACATAAATCCCATTTGGTCATCGGCATCCAGCGCACCGCCTGTTTTGTCCAGATATTCAGACGTAATTGCTTGAACACATTTTCTTCCGATGGATTCTGCAATGCGGATTCACAGGCTTCCCGTAGCTTGTCCTCTGAAAATGTCACGCCAAGCGAGGGATTTGTCTTGCGCCATGTGGATGGTTTTGTCCAATCGTCCTCCGGATCGGCAGCGTAAATAACGGGGTATATTGTCGAATCAGTTTTGCGGTCATCCAGCAGATCTTTTGCCTTTTGAAACAACTCATAGCCGATGCTGTGAATGTTGTCCCCGGCGGTACTGATGATGAATTGCAGCGGCTGCCGTCTGGCATCGCCGGAGCCTTTGGTCAGCACATTGTATAGGTCGGGATTTTTCTGGACATGAATTTCGTCAACGATCACTCCGTGTGCAGAAACGCCGTGCGCTCTGTCCGCTTCGGAACTCAGCACCTGATAGAAGCTGTTGGTTGGCTCGAATACAATACGCTTTCGGGAATCCAGTATTTTGCAGCGTTTCCGCAAAGCCGGAGAAAGCCGTATCATGTCCGCGGCAACCGAATACACAAGCGATGCCATCTGCCTGTCCGCCGCCGCGCCGTAGATTTCCGCACGCTGTTCACCGTCAGCGCAGAGCAGATACAGTGCAACTGCGGCAGCAAGTTCGCTCTTCCCATTTTTCTTTGGAATGAAAATAATCGTCTGCTTGAACTGTCTTGTGCCGTCCTCCTTGATGATGCCAAAAATATCCCGGATAACGGTCTCCTGCCAGTCCAGCAGCTTGAACGGCTGATTATAAAACGCCCCTTTCGTATGCCGCAGACACTGAATGAAGTTCATGGCATGATCGGCTTTTTCCTTGTCATAATGGGATGTCGGCAGCATGAATCTTGTCGGATGATATACATATTTCACGACATCACGCTCCTTACATTTTCAGCAGCTTTTCCATCATTTCATCCTGCGGATTGCCCGTGACAACTTCCGTACTGTTCGCGGCGACAATTGCAAAAATCTGCTGAAACAGCATATTCGCCTGTTTGAGATACCCCTGCGCCATCGTCACAAACGGACTGCCGATCATTGCGCCTGTAGTCGGGTGCTTGGAAACAAAGCCGTACTCGTTTGTGACGTTTTCAAGCTGAATCCATCGTGCCATTGCCATACTGTACTGCTCCAGCAAATGCGGGTTGATGAGATGCGCACAGTTGCGCTCCCGCAGCCATGCGACCATCTGCTCGAAAATCTCTTTGCCGTACAGCGTTCCCATGCGCTGTTCTTCCGAGAGAAATGCCTTGATGTCCTCAATTTCCGGACCGTCAAATGCATCCTTTTCCGGCAGCGACAATGCCTCTGCGGTTTTGCCCTCCTGCAATTTTTCTGCAAGCGGCTTTTTCTTTCTGCCTGCGCCCGTGCGTGCGCCGCCTCTGTTTGTTCCGTCCTTTGCCATCAGAACTCCTTTCCGCCGCTGTCATATGCGGCATTTTGTTTTTCTTCGATTCTGCGTTGTTTTCAGTGCGTTTACATCATCCTTTCTGTTTTCTTACTGTTTGAATTCATTTGATTTCTTTGATTTTCTTTGAAAAAAATAGGGTGAGAAATCAAACGATTTTGCTGTTTTTGTAACGAAATTCATGCGCTTTCCGCATCGGATAACAACGTACCTGCGTGGATTTTATTGCAATGTCGCAGCGAAATAGATGTGACTATCCCACAGGGGTTAATAGGGTGTTTGAAAAATGATTTTTGTACACGGCAGGGAGCGACGGTCTTGGAAAAACTCGTAGATACGATGATATTAGCCCCCACCCTTTGAGAGCAATCCTTTGAAAGTGTAACGAAACGCCGATGTTTGAATTCGTTTGATTTTTCTTTGATTTTCTTTGAATTTTGTTTGATTTATTTCAAACAGAAATCAAAGTTTTTCAGAGAAATCAAACGAATGAGAAAGCTGTGGTGACAGCGAGTGCTGCCGCTGAACTTCACCGCTTCAGACCATGTGAACTGTTCACCAGTGCTGATCTGGTGAAGGGCAGACCATAATCGTGCTATTGCAATACAGATGCTGATTCATTGCACAAGCGGATACCGGAATGTTACCGGACAATAACTGTTGTACCCTTGACAAGGAATGCGACTCGTGGTAGAATAGGGATGTAGTAAGGCGATATCCAGTTAGGGCTGCGTTAGGGATAGATTGGCTCATTAAAGCTCCTGAACACATGATTTTTCTGTTTTGAGTGTTTTTTCACTGTTGTTTCCGACAATCGGCACGACAGCATCCCACGCGGTAGTTAGGGTAGCATTAACAGCCGAAAAGGGCAAACAACGCTGCTGTTATGCTCAAAAAGCTCGTGTTTTCAATTCTTTTCTCGTTCCTATCCATCCGGTGCAGCGGCGGCTTGGTGATAGAGTGGTAGAGTATTTTCTTTACCTCATATACAACACGTTTAATCCAATACAATACTATATTAAGATACATTTTATATGAAGAGTATAGTTCTTTCTAACACCTATCACCTTCTGCTTGGAGCAGGGATGATTTGATGGTCGTTATACTGTTCAAGAGTGCTGCTTGCGTATGGGATATCTAGTCGGGCTCCGCCTTTCACCAGATGCTATCCTGTGAATCAATATACATGATCGTTCTAATCATATTTATCACTTCACAAGATAGCAGGTAATATCTGTTTCTGCATTTATTCAGTCTTCAAACGCGCCCTTGTTCTTGTCATATGATATTTTATAGCGTCTTGGTGGTACAAAATAATGTCTCACATTATGGGGTGCCTTAGCACGG